CAGCCATCTTCTAACCATGAAGAATAAACAAATATATAAACAAAATAATATATACATAGATGTGTGTGAATGTTAAAAAGTTCGTTTAGGTCATTCACAACCTAGGCCTTTTAATTGCCTCAATTTGTAGAGGGAACAAGTCTGCACCTTGCCCCCTCTTGAACCCTGGAAGTCAAACTCTTTCCCCAAGGGACTGTTTGGCCATATGATTGACCAAGTTTCTTATTGTTGACTCTAAATGCTCAATGCGGCTTTCATAAACGTTGTCAGAAAATGCTGTAGGAATTACTAGCACTACTCCATAAGATTTTATAGTTTCACTAGAAGTTCCCAATTTCATCTCACCCAACCTTGTGCCAGGTGCTATTGCCATCGAGTTATCGTCCCAAATAAGAAGCTGAAGGAAAGTTACTGCTCCATTTGTTGACACTGAACTAGGCCATTGTGACAAACCAATTGTCTTTACAGCACTGGCTTTCCCACTAGGGGTGCCATAGATAGTTTTCATCAACGTTGGAGTATACTCAGACTGGGTATATGTGAGGGTGGACGCCACAACAGGAGTGCCAGTACTTATTCCAGTAGGGAAAACGTTTGTTATATTTTGTGATGCAGTTTGAACTACATTACCAGCATCAGTTATAAAACCTCGAAAAGTTATATCACTGCTAAATGTCGCACGGGCTCCATTAAAGGAACTTACTCCGAAAGCTTGCGTAGACGGAATTTCCGTGATACCGGTAAAACTTGGTAGTTGGACCATCTCATGAAAATTCAGATCCTTGCCAGCAACAAAAACGTTAAAATATATATCACTCGAAGCTGCGCTTGAATTAACTAAATTCTGAAAAAGCATAACGTAGAGCATACCAGTCGGTTCTTCCATTGTTCTAAAAGGCGTACCTGACACAAATGGGACTTCCAAGGTCCATTCAGTTTCGTTAGCAGGATTCATCAATACTTTGTGACTATAAAAATATGCATTATCAGGTGTTGGTGCCGCATCAGTTTCCTTTGCATTAGGCACAAACACAGCCAAAACTTTTGTTTGCTGCAAAATTGTCTTAGTAAATACAAACCTAAAGAGAAGATCACCTGCCCAATATCTATACAACTGTGCTAACCATGATACCCTGGATGGAGTATTTCCGGTTTTAAAAGCCGAAGGAGATATCGGAGTCTTGAAAAGAACTTCACCTCTCTTAGTAGTGGAGTTCACCGCTACGTAAGACAAAACAGTCTCGTGCTTAAGAATATCAGAAACAGACGCTTTGGACGTTGCTTGCATTGATCCAGTTTTGGTGGCATCATTAAGTTTTACAATTTCCATACCACTATCACTCATATTAAGTGTGACGCGATTATCATCAACAGATGACGCACGAGGCGCATCAACTGATGATCCCATATTTCTCTTATCCATAGTTGATGCCATATTAGGAGATACACCACAAGATTCCATGTATTTAGAATTTTATTTTATTATTAAACTATTTATAATAGCCAATCTTTCTAGTTGCGGTCTAAAGCTTACGCCGTATACCAATTTATCTTTAAATAGAAAATTTAAAAATTAAGATTGCTCCTCACATCCATGAGGAGCAGGCCAAGGTTATTTAAACCTGGCCAATTAAGTTGTGTGGCCGTGCACGAATCAATAGGAAGACCACAGCCCCAATATTTATCCGGTGTCCATTCAACCAAAACTTTACTGCCTGTCTCATGCAATTTTCGCGCAAGTGATTCACTCGAAAATTTTGAGTCAAGAAGCTCTTTCATGATTCTATTCTTAACCTTATCCCAAGCTGGTTTGGTTTTAACCAAACCACCCTTCTTCTTCGCTTGCGCTGGGTGCATTGTGAAATAAGGAGTTGGGTTAGTTTTGGAATCGTGAAACATTTCTTTTGCAAACTGATAAGCATTCTCCACCGACGGGAACTGGAAACCTCTGTAAGTTACTTCGCACAAGTGAAAATTTGAGAGGAATTTTGGTTCTCTCTTTGAGCTAAAGAATACTCTATCAAGGTCCACAGTTCTCTGGGTTCCTGCACAAAAAGGGCGAGACGCCTCTCTGAAAATATCCCCCAGATCAAGAAGATCAACAAACTGTTTCCCAACCCGTGTCGTGCGCAATTTGCTTACATACCATGAAAAGTACTCCTTGCCCCAGAAAGCCGCTGATCTTACACACGTGCGTATAGTAGATAAATAATCATCATCCATCGCACCCTTGTAAAACCACATTGGAATGTCCTCAATAAGACCTTTGGGCAAAGGTCCCACATATATTGCTTTGGGTCCCTCAAATGTATTTGGAACAAAAGATCGCGTTAGAAAAGTAAGCTCCTTCAGAGGATAAAATCGCGCACATGCTGTTTTATCTGGAGCCGTTGCTTTCACACCACACACTTCCAAAATAGGAGGAATTGTGTCTCCATTGTACCATAACGCATCAGACGAAACCGTAGCTATGAAATCATCACCATATGCATGTATCACACAATTTTGATGCAAGTATGTACGAGTCAGTGGCTTTTCA